GGAGTATATGTAGATGCATATATCTCAAAGGGTGCCCAGGATACATGGGAAAAAGTTTTAGACGGAACACTTCAAGGTTTCTCAATTGGCGGAAAAATTATTGAGTCAGATAACGAAGTAAACAAAGCAACAGGTAAGACAGTTAGATTTATTAAAGATTATGATTTGATGGAGCTATCAATTGTAGACTCTCCAGCAAATGAGTTATGCAACATCCTTTCAATTCAGAAAGTAAACGGACAATTGGTATTTAAAGGAATGGCTGCAGAAGTTGTAACAGAAAATATTTTTTATTGTGCAGATAGTGACTCTGTTTTTATTTCAACAGAGAAGACATATGAATCACCAGTAACTGGTAAACCAGCAGAACTAATCGGTTGGGTAGAAAGTTCAGATGTTAACAAGTCAAAAGAAATAGATAGAATTCTTGCTTCATTTAAGAAGTCAAGATTACCGTTGCCTGCAATACAAACAATTGCAAAACAGGCAAACGCAGAAGGAGGTAATGAAGTGTCAGAAAACACAGAAAACGTAGTTGTAGAAGATGCAGCAGCAGAAGTTGCAGCACCAGAAGCAGCCGTAGAAACTCCAGCAGTTGCAGAAGATGTAGCAGCTGAAGCAGCACCTGCAGAAGATGCAGTTGCAGACGCTTCTGCCGAAACTCTGGAAAAGGCAGCCGACGTATCAGAAGTTGAGGTTGATGAACCTGATTTTGCAAAGATGCTAGGTGACCTAAAAGGCTTTTTCGCAGAAACTTTAACAAAAGCTTCTGAAGCAAACGCTGTTCAGGTTTCAACAATCAAAGAGACTGTTGAAACATTTAGCAAGAGCGTTGAAGGCCGAATTTCAGAATTGGCAGAAAAACATGCAGCATTAAGTAATGCTGTAACAGAAATACGCAACACCATTAACGGTGTAGAAAAGCGTGTCGATGCAGTAGAAAATGAGACTGCAATTAAGAAGTCCTCAGACCTTGGCGGGTCTCAGGAAGTAACAATTAAAAAATCTAAATGGAACGGTTCTTTCCTCGGTTCCGTACAGGAAATTTTCAATTAAAAAAAGGGTAGGTAAAACTATGAGTAATGAAACATTAGAAAAGGCAGTAGCCACTAATACTTCCGTAACCGCTAACATGACTGGGTCTGCAGTAGCAAACACAGGCGTACATATCGGTTCCGAGGGTGAGGGTGGATTACTTAATCCAGAACAATCAGCTCGTTTCCTAGACTATATGTTCGACGCAACCGTAATTGGTAAAGTTGCACGTACAGTAAGAATGAAGTCTGATACAACTGAAATTGATCGTATGTCCGTAGGCGAGAAGCTTATGAAACTTGCGACAGAAGCAGATGATACCTCAGCAAACGCTGCAGTATCTTTCTCAAAGATTTCTTTGACAACAAAGAAGTTACGCTTAGATTGGGAACTATCAACAGAGTCTCTAGAAGACAACATTGAGGGTCCAGATCTAGAAGACCACATTGCACGTATGATGGCAACACAAGCAGGAAATGATATTGAGGATGTAGTTCTTAACGGAAATACAGCTCTAACATCAGATGCTTTGTATAAGTCATTTGACGGTGTAGTAAAGAAGGCAAAGACATACGGTCACGTTGTTGATGCTGGTGGAGCTGCAGTAAGCCGTGCTGTATTTAACAGCGCTCTTAAGGCTCTTCCACGTAAATACAAGCAACGCCGTTCAGATCTTCGCTTCCTAGCGGGATCAAACCTAATTCAGGACTTCCTATATGCTAACAGCATTGGAACAAACCAGACTATTCCACAAGATATTGCTTCAAGCGTTATTCGTGGACAAGAGGTTCAACCACTAGGTGGACCTGCAGGATATGTGGCACCATTCGCATTTGGTATTCCAATTGTTGAAGTTCCACTTCTTCCAGAAGCACAAGATGGTACATATTCAGGAGAAACTGGTAATCACGGAGACATCCACTTGACATTCCCAAATAACGTAGTTATTGGTATCAAGCGTGACGTAACTGTTTATCGGTTCTTTTGGCCACGTAAGGACTCTATCGAGTACACAATGTATACTCGTGTAGGTGTTCAAATCGAGCAGGCAGATGCCTGGGTCGTTGTTACTAACGTAAAAGTAGCAAGCTAATACGTAGTAATTAATAAAATTAGTTGGGCCTGGCAATAGCCAGGCCCTTCTTTATTTGATATACTATATATATGAATAAATGTGGTACTAATGCTGGATATCAAAAGCATTGCGTAGATAAAACAGAAAAATGTCAACCATGTAAAAAAGCGCATTCCGATTATATTGTTTCATACTATTTAAAAAATTCTAAAAAACTAAGGTCTAATAGAAAAGAAAAGTATTATCTTAATCAAGAAAAAGAAATTAACTACATTAGACAATGGAGATTAAAAAATCCAAAACATAATTCAATTTATCAAAAAAAATATAGAAAATTAAATCCAGAATCAAAAAGAGGATCAGAAAGACGCAGACGAGCTAAAAAATTTGAAAACGGATTTGAGCTTTATAAAGAATCTCAGGTACTTGAGGTATATGGTAATAACTGTCATATATGTTTAAAGCCGATAGATCTTTCTGCTCCACGCCAGCCTGGCCTAGATGGATGGGAAATGGGCCTACATATTGACCATCTAATTCCTTTGTCTAAAGGCGGACCAGATACTATAAGCAATGTAAGGCCTTCTCATGGCTCCTGTAATGTTAAAAAACATTCTAGAATCCTTTCCCTTTAATCCCTTTAATGCTATAATAAATATACTTGAACAAAGGAGATTATTGTGTCATTTGAGACATTAAAGATATCTGAACTAAAAAAAGTAGCCGAAGATTTCGGTGTAAATACAGAAGAATTAAAAAATAAGACGGACATAATTGCTGCACTTTCAGAAGAAGGCGTAACCTGGGCTGTGTATCAAAAAACAATTAAAGATATTGAAGATAATTTAGAGGAAGCTCCAGAGCAACCAGTTAAATTTGATCCAAAGAAAGAACTATCTGAGGATAGCGTTTTAGTTAAAATGACTAGACCAAACTTTAGATACGACATTATGGGATTTACTTTTACAAAAGAACACCCATTTGTTGCAATGACTAAAGATCAAGCACAGTCAATTTTTGATAAGGAGGAAGGTTTTAGATTAGCTAATCCAGCAGAGGTACAAAGTTTTTATAGCTAATTAAAATCTTAATATGGCAGAGATTTATAGATATTCAGTATCATCAATTAAAACCAAAATTTTTTGGAATGGTGAAATAAGAGATGCAGATGGTACAGTTACAGCTCTGCTATATGATGTATCTGGAGACATAACAGCAAATCCTCCAATAGATCCAACAGTATTAATTGCTAGCTTACCTGCAACTAAACTAGAAACAGATATTGGAACATATCAAGTATCTATACCACAATTTTATACATCACAAAATAAAAAATATAAAATAATTTGGTCATATGCTGTTGGTGGAATTAATGGATCACATACAACATACACAGATGTAGTAACACCATACTGCAGTTTTGAAGAAGTAGTAGAAGACTTACAATTAGGATCAGATCCAAGTGATCCTAATTATAAAACATATCATGAATTACAAATGGCTGAAAAATATGCTAGAAAAACAATCGAAAATTATTGTAATCAATCATTTTATTTATACGATGATATTCAAATAGCATATGGCTCAGGATCAGATTTGCTACCACTACCATTTAAATTAAATACATTACATGAACTATATGGAAATGATATTTTATTAGTAGATAATATTAATGAAATAAATAATTGGACATATGAGCCAGTTATTTCAGAAACAGGTTTTGGACTAAGAGTAGATAGAACAGCAAGTATAGATAATATTGTTTATACAGCAAATGGGCTAGTTCCACCTACAATTAACGATAACGGGGGATTTGGAGCATTCGGTAAAGATGTAAGATATAAAGTGCAGGGTAAGTTTGGCTGGGAAGAAGTTCCAGATAATGTTGAACAAGCGTGCATACAATTAATGGGAGATTATTTTTCTAAAGATAGAATGTGGACCAATAAATATTTAAAGAGCATTCAAACATTTGACTGGCAATTTGAGTATAATTCAGATGCATATCGTGGAACAGGAAACGCATATGCAGATCAACTACTAAATCCATATGTCGTAAATGGAATGGTTGTTATTTAATGCAAGATCTAATCCAGTCCGTTCTACCAATGAAACTGGATGTCTATAGACAATTAGACACACAAGATTCAGATACTGGGGCTATCAAAAAAGAGTGGATGTTTTATAAGACCGTAGACTGCCATGCCAAAGGCGTTATAAGTAACTCAGCAACTACAAGAAGTAGCGATAAACAAATATTTAATAATAAATATGTTAATGATCAAATTATTCAAATTAGAACGGAAGATAGGCTAACCCCACGGGAAAAGGTTACCAATATCCGTGATATGAGCAATAACTATATATGGGTAGAGTTAGACTTTCCAACAGAGACCCCAACCGTATTTGAGGTAATGGGAACAACCCCAATAACAGACCCGTTTGGCAGAGTTATTGGATATAACTCATCTATGAAGAGATCGGAGAACCAACAAATTGGACTCTAGTGCTATGCTATTAACAGCAGCCTCAGGCCTTGAAAGACTTATGGTAGGAAAGGCTAGCGATGGTATTTTAAAAGATAGCAATGTGGCTCAAATCTCAGCAGCTTTATATTACCAATCTAACGTAATTGCTAAATTAACTACAAATAATGCATTTAAAAATAAATTTAAAAAAACCATATATACTCAAATAAATAAAGATTTTGGTGAGTATATGGATGCCCAAGCCAGATCAAAGCCTAGAAGTTTACACCATGTTTATGAGTGGAAAAAGGTTGGAAGCCCTCAAGCACGATTATTCAAATTGAATATGATAGACACAACAGGTATTTCTTTTAAAATAGACTTTGAATTTATACCATCTAAATCTACCGTTCCAGCCTCAAAAAGTAGACGTAGACACGTATTTGCCAGTAAGGCGTCTGTGATGGAGGCTGGAATGCCCCTAACAATTGCTCCAAGGGCCGCAGAGCGCCTAGTATTTGAAACTGATACTGGAACAGTCTTTATGCCGAAAGGGGCCTCAGTGACCGTTAAAAGGCCAGGAGGACCTGGGGTCAAAAATCAATTTACCCTACATTACAGCAGATGGTTTAGTGGCAATTTAGTAAATCTATCAATTAAAAGATCTGGGTTTCAGCAAATATTTAATTCAGCAATGTCTAAATCCCTGAGATTGCCATCATCAATTAAAAAGATTCAATATTCATTTTCTCCAAATTCAATTAGACAAATGGCTGATGCAGCAGTAGAGTCGGCATTTGGAGGGTCAATGGTATGACAGCTAATTATAAATTAGACGCAATGTTAGAGTTAAGAAAATTCCTATGGAATAAATTGGTGGCAGCATCTATATTTGATGATACAGAATATTATAGTGATAATATTGGAGATACTATTATTCCAATTATTCCAGTACAACAGTCTGCAGAGATGAATCAATTTTTGAGCGGGAAAAAGCATATTGTCTATGACAAGATAGGTATGTCTTATGAGGATAACTGGCTAATATGCTGTGAGCAAATCCTGTTTACTATATATTCAACAGACGTATCAGAGATAAATGAGATCAGAAACTTTATGACTGATCAATTTAGAAGGATGGACGATTCAGCTAAAGACGTAAACGGTTTTGCTACCCTATCTAACAAATTTAAATTTCATAGTATTTTTATAGCCGATATATCCCCAACTGCCCCATCAGAGGAGCTACAGGGATTCTTATCAGCAGATGTAATATTAGAGGTTAAATATTCTCGTATTACAGATAACGTTGGCCGATTCTCATAATTTGCCTTATGGCCCAAAATGGCCTATTATTGGACATGAGGAAAGAAAAGCCTAGCCAGCTTAGATTTTTTAAATATATATATATATTTAATATAGGAGGAAAATAAACTATGGCACAATCCGTAGGTAATGCTAAAAATATTCTCGTTGGTGCATCTCCATTGTTCTTGTCAACTATTGACGTTAACGATTCAGATTACATCGCAAACGCAGAAGCAGGTGTAGCAATTGCTGCAGGTGCAACAACAGTTGGCGTTCCAGCCTTTGCAACAGGCGTATCATATACGACTTCGCTTAATAACGTTGACCAAACTGCTGGCCTATTTGGATACCGTAACGTTGGTTTTACTAACAATGGTCTTCAAATTACATACAACCCAACATACGATTCAGTAACCGTTGATCAGTTGCTTGATACAGCTAAGCTGTTCAAGTCTGCTATGGAGGTTATGATTGCAACAGAAATGTCAGAAGGTACACTCGAGAATATCGTAGCTGTATTTGGACAAAATGCATCATCTCTATCAACAACAGGAACTGGAACATCAAAGAAAGATACACTTGGTCTTGAAGCAGGTTCTTTAGGAGCAGCCCCAACAGAGCGTCAATTGATTGCCGTTGGTCAAGCACCTACAGCTTCTTCTACAAGCTCTGAGCGTGTATACTATGCACGTCGAGTATTGTCTGTACAACAGTCACAATTCTCACTTGCTCGTACTACTCCAACCACATTCCCAGTAACTTTCCGTCTTCTACCAGATGCTAACTATTCTGGCTCAGAATACGGCAAGATTATTGACCGTGTACTAGTAGCATAATAATTTAATTTATTAATAGATACCCCCAAGAAATTGGGGGTTTTCTATTTGTGTTAGTAATATGGTTTTGTTATAATAATTAAGACTATCCAAGGAGGATATAAATTGGCTACAACCATATATAATGTAGAAGAAATAGAGCTTCAAAATGGAGCTAAGGTTAAATTAAAACCATTGACAATCAAGGAACTTAGAAAGTTCATGACTGCAATTCAAAAGACTGCTGAGTCAAAAACAGAAAATGAAACATTAACAATCCTTATTGATGCCTGTGCAGTGGCATTAGAAAAACAACTACCAGATTTGGTAAAAGATAGAGATGCATTAGAAGATGCTCTCGACGTCCCCACAATCAATCGCATACTTGAAGTATGTGGTGGGATTAAGATGGACGACCCAAACCTTCTA